TGTTGTCATTCAATCCCATCAATGACGCCCACTGGCTCAATCATACTTTCTTCCTCGACCTACCACCAAAACAGCACTGTATCCAGCAATCAACCCATAGAGGTATGCCAGTCACGATATGTCAATCGAACTACGAAGACAATAAATATGTCGATCCCCTGGACGCTAAACGCTATACTACATTTACCGGTAATACGGCGATCGTCTACACCATAGGATTGTGGGGCGGAAAGACAGATCCGGATCAGATCATATCTCATGAAATGATTCAAAGCGCATTCCTGGTCGAGCCGGTTGAGGGTTATGCTAAGCTGGGCGTTGACGTGGCGCGGTATGGCGACGATTCTACGGTATTGACATTGATTCAGGGAAATTACGTCGAACATATCTGGTCCTATGATCAAATGGACACTACCCGGACATCGAACATAGTCAAAAATTTAGCAATGGAGCATATCATCGATGCAGACAAGATCGGCGTTGACGGTACCGGCCTGGGCGCTGGAGTAGTGGACAATTTACATTCCTATGGAATGAAGGTTAAAGACATTGTCGCCGGTAGCGCTCCGGTAAAAGGGGCGTTTGACGATCGGACAATGCACCATGCGGGATATATAAATTTGCGGGCTCAAATGCACTTCTATGCCCGGAAACTCTTCACCGAAAAAAGATTGTCATTCCCGGAGAAAACCAAAGATATTAAATTCCTGATCGGTGATTTGACCACAACGCGATATCATACCAAAGACGACAAAAGAATAAAGGTTGAATCAAAGGACGAGATTAAAATGCGGATAGGCAGATCCCCGGATTACGGCGACTCATTCTTGTATGGATTATTTGCGCCAAAAGTACAGGCAATTCAGAAAGTCACAAAGGTTAAATTTATATGAAAATCTGTGAGCTGACCGACAAAGACATCGAGAAAATCATCGACCAGTTTGAGGACGCAAAATACCTAAAACTCAAAGGCAGGAAATTAATCAGAGATCTTATGGCCAAGTATAAATTAACCCAATATCAGGTTTGGTACATTGCGGCGAAAAACAATAAAATAAAATTAATGCGGAGATATGATGCCAATCAAATCAGTTAAATCAGACGGCCCACCACCAAAGAAAGTTGCGATTGCCTATAACGCCGATGAAAGATTTATTGATGCCGTAATGAAAATGCTTCACAAAGACTGGGGCGTTGCGCATGGTGATTGGGTTTTTAACAAGATGATGCCAAAACAAACGGCAATTATCTATGATCGATATGACCAGATATTAGCGGTTGAGATGAACAACGAAATCCACTACCGTAAAATCAGTAAAGAGGAAAAAAATGCTGCTTACGTTGGCGCGAGCGCCGGCAGGGTATCAGATCCATTTCAGGATGGGAAAAACTAATGGTTAAAATCCCAAATATAAATTGTCAGTATTATTCTCCTTATGGTAGATGCCTGGTAAGAGATGAAGCTGGGCATAAGATAATAAAAGGGCAATGCGTAAAAGTATACTCTAATAATCTATGTACTTATCGATTAAAGTATCCAAGGCCAGCACCACCAAAAGCACAAGGAATAATAGATGCCACTACCGAAGAAGGGTGAAACCCTAAAAGAATATGCCGCGCGGTTTATGTCCGATCCGGCCATGGTAAAGAAATATCCCAATGAAAAACAGCGATATATCGTAATGCTTTCACACTGGCAAAAGCGTCTTGAGAAGATGGTTATATTAAAACACCTGCTCAGGATACAACGAATATATAAAGCAGCCCGGGATAAATACGACCGAATGGCGATGAAATTGGCAAATCAAATGATCGGTGTGTGGGATCAGCAAACAAAGCAAGCAATTGCCGATGTTATCAGATCTATCAAGGGTACCGGCCCATATAAGAAATCAGGGCCGATAACTAAGACTGAAATTAAACGCAAATTAGATGATCTATCGCAGATGATGGGCAAGGACATTGTCTCAGTTATGCGGGATCCGGTTAACCGTTTCACTGAGGAAATTTATTTTGCTGAAATTGCAGAAATTGCCGGGACCGGAGCAGCCTTTAATGTCATGGACGAACGCGCCATCGCCTGGGCAAAAGAGAATACCATGTATTGGATAGGAGAACATTATGGCACAATGCAATCAAAAAAGATTGGGGAAATTGCCGGAAAGGTTCTTAGTGAAGGAATGGATAGAAATGCCGCGGCATTGTTCATGCGTAAAAATCTCGGCAAGCAATTCAAAAGATCTCACGTCTACTGGGACCTCCTTTCTAATCACATCGTCACGAGGTCACGTGAATTCGGAAGAACCTCTGCATATCAAAAAGCAGATATCTCGTATCTTAGAATTTCTGCAGTAGTAGATCATCGGACGAGTCTGATATGCCTCGAATTAAACGGTAAAATTGTGCCGGTATCGTGGAACATTAAACTCCGTGATAAATTAATCAATTCGAAGAATCCGGAGGATGTTAAAAAGATCGCTCCATGGATGAAAGACGAAGAAATAGAGAAAAAGATTGTCGGTAAGAAGGTAAAAAATATGCCCAAACATATCGGTATGCCACCATATCATGCTAAGTGCAGGACACGGACGGTTAGGGCGACAAAGGAGCAATGGGAGAAGCAGGATTGAAAATAATAACCGACAATACTTTTATAACAGCCAAGATAAACAAAGTTTCAAAGACGGTATTCAGACACGTTATGTCCGATCTGCCAAGAATCAAAATGCACATCGATTGCGAAATGGACCGTCACGATTATGATTTTTTAAAAGAATTAACAAACACAGACAAGTCTTATACAATATCCTTCACAGAGGATTTAGTTCCTTTGGGAGTTGACGAATTCATTCCACCTTTCGAAGCCATGACCATTTATATCAGTGGCCAATATGACGGCATAAAGTACAAAACCAACCTGCATATCCACCAAATCTAAAATATTTATTTGTAGCTAACTATACTACTTTTCAAATAGTTAAACCCCGCCATTTGTACTCGTATTAACAATACCAGTATACTAATGCACACTTTTCAACTTTATGAGGGAGTCTAAATTATGGACCCGAAACGCCGCTTAAGTAATATCGATGTGCTGTATATTTCGCTCGTCGATAAAGGCGCGAACATGAAGAAGATCGTATTTAAGGGTGACAACCTGCCTGAAGACCCTCCTATTTCTAAGATCGTCGAGATCCTAAAAACCGATGTTGAGAAAAAAATGGTTTATGGGATTGTATACTCTCCAGAAGAGACCGACTCACAAGGCGATATATCGTCAGAAAGTGAGATCGAGAAAGCCGCTCATGGCTTTATGAAGTACCGGCGATCGGGCAAGATCGACAAAAATCACAATATGGAACCCGAAGAAGGATTCACCGCCGAATCGTGGATAACGCGTGAAAATGACGCGTTGTTTAAGGATGACGCGCCCGAGGGTTCCTGGGCTGTTGGGATCAAAATCGAGAATGACGAGACGTGGGAGGAGGTAAAAAAAGAGGAGATCACAGGTTTATCGCTTATGGGATCCGCAAACATTGAGCAGTTGGAGAAATCCCAGGATTCATGGCTTGATAATCTGATCGAAAAGATCGGGCTAAAAAAGGGGAAGTTCAGAGACAAAATACTTGCCAGCAAAGCCAGGCGAATGGTTTGGGATTTGACCGATGCCTTCCAGGAAGGTGTGAACGAGATTATGTCTGATAGTTTTAAAGGTGATAAAAAGGACGCACTCTCCAAAATGGTTACTGAAATACAGGAATATCTTGAAAAAGAATTCCCCGGCGATTTAGCCAAGGCGGGCAGAAAGATATCAGCGCTCAACACTAAAAAGATTCAAAATGCGATAGACGCCCTTAATAATTTACTTGAATCAGCAAAATTGGAAAAAACGGAGGAATCCGCAATGACAGATGAAGATAAAAAAACCATCGCTGACATGATTACCAAAGGCAATGAGGATCTGAAAAAGGATTTAAATGCCCAGTTTGATAAAACCATTGGTGATCTAAAAGACAGCGTTAAAAAACACGATGATACATTTGCCGAACTCGCAAAATCCAACGGTTCTTCACAGGTACCCGGACAGGAAACAGACGAGGAAAAAACCGCCAGGCTGGAAAAAAGCGGGCAATATGAAGATAAAGACGGCAAAGTAAGAACTCACGTATTCGCCTAGAAAGGAGTAGACAATGTTTGTAGCTGATATAAAAACTCTGCTCGCTAAAAGGTGGACGGAGCTAACATTTGTAGAAAAGGCGGCGGTCTTATCGTCAACCGGGGGGCAGTTGGCACCCGAGGACGCCGATGCCTTTATTAGTAGCGTAGTTGACAAGTCGTCATTTTTGAATGAAGTCACGACCAAAACAATGACGGCGAGCACGGCATATATAGACGTATTCGCAATCGCAACTCGTCAGATGAGAGCAGCGGTTGAAGCCACCCTGGCGTCTACAGCCCAAACCGTGAACTTTTCACTGACCATCCCACGCAGGACCTTAACCCCGGTAGAGGTGATTTTAGCCCCGGACGTTTCCTATACGTTTCTTCACGAAAATATAGAACGCGCCGCCGCGGAGGCGCATTTACTGGGTGAAATAGTGAAGGCGGTCAGAAATGACATGCTGGATCTGTGTGTAAATGCCGATGGCAGCACAGCAAGTTTCTTAGATATTAATACCGGGTGGATTACGCTTGCGTTGGCCGACTCGAATGTAAATGACGCAGATTGTTCCGGGTTAGATGCCGTTGCCGCTTTGGATAAAGTGCTTGACACTTTGCCGGAGGAATTTGACGGTATGCCGGATCAAGCCTTTTGCGTATCCCGGAAATTCAGACGGAAATTCGGCCAGGAAGTTGCGGCCCGCGAAACCATGCTGGGAGATAAGGCATTATCCCAGGGCGGTGATATTTCCTTCGAAGGCATTCCATTGAAGATGGTGTATAGATGGCCCTCTGCTTATGTGATGTTAACACCGAAGAGCAATCTTCATGTGGGTATCTCAAAGATTATCACTGTTGAAAAACAGATGCAACCACGGAAACAGGTCATTGAGTATACCATCACTCTGAAGTTTGACCCTGAATATGCGTATGGCGGATTTATTTCGCTCGGCGCTAATGTATCAGTATAAGGAGGTGTAGAATGAATAGAAAATTAATCAAATGGTTAATGCTTTTTCCTTTCATCTTCATCCTCTTGTCTGCTGATGTCTATGATCAGGATTGGACTGTCATATCAGACAGGAATGGATCGTTATCTGCGGTTATTACATTTCCGGCCAGAACGGACTCAACCGGATCTGATCACTCAAATGCATTGTTTATTGGTGGGTTTAATGATGCCGATGGCTACATTAACGCAACCTCAAGAACCGCATCTGATAAGAATATCATACTTCACTTTAGTAACGATTTGCGCAACTGGACCTCTCGAACAATGACCGGATTGGACGCAACATCGTCAACCATGAAGATTGATACCTTGGGTGATGCCGGGTGCCCTGAATGGCATTCTTATAACTGGGTGATTGTTGAGGATGACGGGCAAGCCGCTGCTACTAGTGACGACGTTCTTGATGTCGCTATTTCAGGAGTTGCCGATAAAGACAACAGTCGAACAGTCGAATCTGGTGATAACTGGTCAAATCCTTAATAGTTAAATAAATCCTTGGTGTCGGTATTGTCAGCGCTCTACGGGTACCAGGGATTCTTTTTATATTAAACAGGAGGCAAAATGCCGGAAAAGTCAAAAGTAAAAGAGTACGTTTGCCTAGGTAATATTTCAGTCAAAGGCGAAAGCGGTGTCAAATACGTTAAGGATGAATTCTATACTGCTGAAGAGGTTCGCCAGGCACCCAAGGATAAGAAACACAAATTTGCATTACTCGAATCAATTAACCCGGGCGCAATTGATGGGACCGCTCCCGAGCTAAAAGCCTTAATCCAACGCCAGCAAATTAAGATCCAGACATTTGAGGCCGCCCTGGAACAGTACGAGGGCAAAAAAGAGCCTTCACCAGCACCAAAAGGCGCCGCAATTACCACACAAACCGGCGGGCAAAAACGCGACGAAAAACTATAAAGGTCGATTGACCTATGGAGGTTGCTTATGTCAATGGCAACGGCAGCCCTGTGCCGGGCTGAAGCAAATATTTCAGATAGCGTCGTAGCGGCTAAATTTACCTCCCCCATATCTAATGCAGAAGATGAGATAAGGCGGATATTAAGATCCCTCCAGGCGTTGGTAATCGATTATAAGTATCTGGAAGACGCAGATAACACATTTTCAGAAGATGGTGGCATTTCTTACCGTTTTACTTATACTCATATCGGTTATCTTGCAGCCGGTTTCGACAGCGCTGCTGATTCTGATTATGTGGCATTACTCGCCGATATAAATTCCGCTCTTGATGAGAATGGCCAGGACGCGCTTACCGATGATCAAAAATACCAATTGAGACAGGCCGGCCGGGATTTCCGTAAAGCGGAAGTGCTCTTAGCCCTCAGCCAATTTGCTATTATCGGCAATTTGCGCCCCACAAATGACGGCGGATTCATCACAGAAATAAACTTCCAGTCAGGCAAAGCAAGTTTAATGTCTCAGCAACAAGCTAAGATATTAAGTAAAAAGTTTCGCCACGAGGCGCTAAAACAATTATTTCCCCACCTAAAAGATCCCGGATCTAATGTTATCGCAGATTCCATTGAATACGAAGACGGTTCCAAGGAAGTAACCCTTCCGGACAGTTTTACTCATCCGGATATAAATATCTCGGCGGTTCCGGCGAAAAAGGCCAAATCCGGGAATCCCCGGGAGCGATATGCCGACTAAAGTCAAATTCGATTTTTCCGATCTTATAAAATTTAATAAAAAACTTGGCAAGATAATCCCTATCTGGATGGAGAAGGCGCTAACTGATTATGGGTTAATTCTCGAAGAGTTGATAGTTGATGAAATTGATAGAATGAATCTTAGTGTTTCTGGTGAGATGAAAAAATCCGTTACCCATATTGTCAGGGAAAGACTTCACGGCTGGCTTGTCACCGTAGGCACCAATGTAAAGACTGCCAGCGGTTATCCATATCCGATAGGAGTACACGAAGGGACTTTTCCTCACTGGCCGCCATCCGGCCCGATACGTGAATGGGCGAAGCGTAAATTAAATATCTCTGATGAACGGGAATTAAGAAAAGCGACTTTTTTGATCAGTAGAAAAATCAGCAAAGAGGGCACCGAGCCCCATCCTTTTATGACAAATGTATTTACAAAAGAAAAGTCTAGTATCAGAAAAGAAATCGGCAAAGCACTGGCCAGGGTGATGAAGGGCGGCAAAATTGTTTGATCTGATAGACAACATAAAAACCGCGGTTGACGCCGTCTCGGGAATCGAATATGTATCTGATAATCTATATGATGAAATAACTGCCTATGATGCTTTTATAATCGATGAAAATGTAGAATTAGAACTTGAAAAGATATCGATTAACGGGCAGATATATAATGCGACCATGCGAACTGAATTTTATTTACATGCGAAATATGCAACCTATACAAAAGCACAGTTTAAAACGCTCTTTGAAAATGTTATAAAAGCGATCGCCGCCTTAACTGATTTCCAATATATCAAAGTGACAAATTTGAAACTGTTGACACCGTTCCAGATTGGAGCTGAAAAGACACGCACGATATTTGGCACGATAGAAATGATGACCAAGGAGACATGGGTATAATTATGGCGAAAACTGGACATCGCAATTATATAAACACCAATAGGAGGCTGGCAAAAAAAGCGCTTCAGGCGAAGGCATTAAAACCGCAGATATCAGTTCTTGAGCATAGCGTAGCACCATTACTCAAAATGTCCGGACAGATTCAAGACCCGTTTGATGAAAAGAAGTTTGGATTTGATAAAGCAATAAGGCCACCGTATTCGCTTACGACATTGCTCGATTTTTATGAGGATAATACCTGGAACAATGCCTGTATAAATCTGAAGGCAAATCTGGTGTGTGGCCAATACGATATAGTGCCGGTCTCAGAAGAGCAAAAAGAGGACTCAGAACATGAGACATTAAAAACTTTTCTTGAGAATCCAAACGAAGAAGGGGAGGACTTTCTCGATCTTATAAATAAATTTTGGGTTGATATTGAGTCAATGGGCAACGGTTATTATGAAATCGTCAGAAACGGACTCAATAAACTGACTGAGGTTTACCACGTACCCGCGCATACAATACGCAAATCAAGTCCGGATAAAGGGTTTTTGCATATAAGGCAGGGGCTTGCGACTACGGCGGTTTATTTCAATAAATATGGCGATGTGGATAAACCCGGAAAAAATGAATTGATTCAGCATAAGAACTATTTCCCGGCCAGTAAATTTTACGGGATGCCTGATTATATGCCGGCACTTGGAGCGATGGCGCTAGACAGAAATGCGGTATTATTCAATAATAATTTCTTTAATAACTCCGGTATGCTCGGGATGATTCTTTTCATGAAAGGCATAGAATTAAATCCGGAGTCGAGACAAGAATTAAAAAACATGGTCCAGGGTAATTTTACCGGGATTGATAATGCCCACAGAATGGCAATCATAGACGGCCTGGGGCCTGAATCAGATTGGAAAATCGAGAAGGTTATGGAGTCGGTACGTGATATGAGTTTTTACCAGCTTAGAAAATTTAATCGCGATGAGATCTTAGCGTCACACCATGTGCCGCCTAAAATGATTCACGTCGCGGAGGCGGGAAAGCTGGGTGAGTCAAAAGACGGCTATAACCAGATGAAGTTTTTTAAGATCTTTGAAATCGACCCCTCTCAAAGAAGACATGAGAATATCTGGAATAAGCTATTCGAAAAAGAGCTGGGCGTCACTAAATGGAAAATCAAATTTAAAGAACTTGATATACGGGATCCCAACGATATCAATGAAGAAATCTGGGGCGACTTGGATCATTTTATATTAGATACGGATGAGGCACGAGAGATGCGCGGGCGAGAGCCTTTAGAACGACAAACGGTTCAAGTGACACAAGAAAAAAGAATTGCAAGACTACAAAAAAATATAGAAAAATTAGAAGATGAATTACTGGAGGAATTGTAATGTTTAAAACATTAATACTTATTCTTATTTTCATTGTTTCGGTATCAGCACAGAGTTGGACTCAAGGACAAGATGTCTCAACAGATAACGGCAATCATTTCGCGGCATCTAATACCGATTCTGTCTTCTGGGACGATGATACCCTTTATATCTGCGGGGCAGAGACTGCTTATGTTTTTATCAATGTCGGTAAATCATTGGGGATGTTGACATATAAAGCGGTTGTGACTACCAAAGATACGATGAACCATGCCAGTGATAGCGCAAGAGTAGTATTTGAATTGGCGCTTTTAAAAGGAATGAGTTATACCGCTTTGGATGCCAATGCTACCGAAACTTATTATGGAATGGATTCGACCGATGTGGCAAACGCTGCGGTTGATCTTATTTATATTCGCCCGTTTGATAATACGAATTTGGACAAGAAGAATACTAATTATTATCTAATGCGAATACGGGGGCGGTTTAGTACAAACATATCGGCGATATTAATAAGAGAAGAAAGGCTAAGAGCATATTAAATGTCACTTGAAACACTCGCTTTAGAATCAGGGATTGAAACAAAAGTATCCTTAGAATCAGAGATTGCGGCATTTTCAACCGAATTAACAGAGGCTGTATTGTTAATTGGGAGCAATGATTGGTTTGTTTTACCTGTTCCGAATAATGACTTATGGGACGTTGAGTTTGATGTTTATTTTGATCTTGCGACATTACCGGAAACATCAGACTCTAAGGTATTAATAGAATTTGGACATTCGACAGACGACTCAATGATAATGATTGAACTGGCAATCCCAAATGAAAACAATGAGAAGCTTGTGCTATATGGGAATTCCGCAGAAAATAATTGGTATGATTCTGACGATGGTGAGGGAAACGATGAAATTGATATTGATGCAACGGGATGGTACCATATAAGATTTTATAAATCTGGGTCTGAGATTAAGTGCGTTGTCATCGCTCCAGATGAAACAGTAAAGACTCTTACTTTAGAAGATATCGGAGCAGACACCTTTGATTTCGATCTTGCAACTCTTTGCAACGGCAGGTCAGCGAATTATTGGGATCCGGGGCTTAAATTTTACGATGGAGTTAAAATAAAAAAATTTGATAGAATATATAAATTTGGAACGGCATATACAGATGTTGCGAAAACTTCATTTGTGGCGATAACAGATGCGATTGCTGATATTGTTAATAAGGGTTCTTTGGGCGGTGATTTTATTCAATCTATTGCGGATGAGCGCCCAACACTATCTTCATTTGTGGCGCCGAATAACATTAGCTTAGCAGCGTTAGAATCAGGGATAGCTGAGGGTTCTCAATTCGCCCATTTCAACGGCATAGATGCTTATGTGAATTGCGGGGATGAAGATGAATTTAGTTTCGGGGATGGATCAAACGACAGCGCTTTTACTTTAATGGCATGGATCAACATGGAAGATGCAAGCTTATTCCCAATAATTTGTAAGGGCGGAGAGGAATATTCATTTTACACGCTCGGCAATGATGTGATACAGTTTTTATTATGGGATCAGTCAAACAACGCAAATATAGGCAGAAGGGGGACGGCGCTAACAGCCTATGAGGGCACGTGGTTACACGTTGCTGCGACTTATGATGGTAGTAAATCAGCCGATGGAATGGCTATATATGTAAATGGAGTAATTAATGATATATCAGATGTTATCACGGGTTCATACGTGGCTATGGAAAATTTATCATCAGGTTTATTTATTGGAAAATTCGATTATGCTGCGGCATTTGCTGGTGGTAGAATAAGAGATGCTAAAATATTTGATGTAGAGCTTTCAGAGGCTGACGTTTTAACAGAATATCAAAACAATAATAGAACGAGTGATCTCGTAGCGCACTATAAGCTCTATACGAATGTAGATGATTCAGGGGCAAATGAATTTGATGGTATAAATAATAATGTAACATTTCCTATTATTTCTCTTTTATCACTTGAGAGCAGTTTGTTATAGGAGTAATTATGGCGGATTATTTTAAAGGTCAGACAAATTTAAGAATCGAACTTGAAACGAATGTCCCCCTAACCGGCTCAACGTTGTTAATTAAATATATAAAACCGAGCGGTGAAACAGGGAGTTTCAGCGCGACAATAAACGGGAGCGATGCAAGTAAAATGTATTATGATACTGTAAACGCAACCGATTTAGATCAAGCCGGGGACTGGACATTTTGGGCTCATGTTGTTTTTGCAGATACAACAATCGGAATCGGTTCGTCTATTGTTCAAAGAATAAATGCAGAGGGTGAGGTATGAAGGGTATAATCGGATATTGGGAAGTATGGCATTTTGCCTTGTCAATGATTTTATTTATGTGGATTTATATGGGACGAATCCCTTTTGATATTATGTGGATGAAGCTAAATCGAGACCCTTATAAGCATTTAACTTTTCTGATAGTCATGGGGATTGCATTGTTGTGGGAGTTTGGGGAGTCATTTTTCGGGCAGGGTAATTATGTTGATGTTAAGCATTTTTTACTTAATAGCTATAAAGATATGGCGATGGCATTTATTGGGAGTTTAATATGCGTTGGATTATTGGATTAATAATATTTCTTTTAATACCGTGTTCGCTGTTTGGTACTGTTTATTATGTGTCTGATCAGGGGAGCAATGGGGACAATGGGCTGACAGTAACAACGGCGTGGCTCACAATTGATTATGCGGTCTCTAATGCCACAAGTCCCGGAGATAGTATCTTAGTTTTTACCGGAGATGAATTTAAAGAGACCGTAACAATGGACGCCAGCGGTACTTTTGGAAATCTAATCACAGTTACAATGGTAGATTCTGCGACTGGTCTGATTGGAGCAAATGCAGTCGGAGCAAAGCCGATCATAAACGGGGCTGATGTAATTGATACGTGGGTTAATTTATCGGGTGCGGCTGGATGGGGGGCAGGGGTTACTTTTGCGTCAACAGGGAGCGCCGCAGATTTTAATTTTCGTATGATAGTCCCTGCAAGCACTCTTGCCTCGGATGGAACTGAGGTGCAGATAGAAATTATAGGGCATCCCTCTGTGAGCACAGTTTTTGTTGATTGCTATATCGGGGAAGTAGCCTCTGTTGGTGATGCTTATGATATGGAGGTTGGAACGATTACGCAAATAACTTTTGGAGATACGGCAGGCTTTACAATCGCAGCGGGAAATTCAATAACAAGTGACTTTGTGACTTATAGTTTTGATTCGTCAAAGGCATATATTATTTCTGTGGGAAGTACAGGAGGGCATTATGGGGATGGCGGTTTTGGAACGGCTTATTATGACGGGACAGAATCGGATCAAGCAGGCGTAGCAGATCAAGAGGGGATGGATCTTGCAAATAGATATTATTTTCTTGATAGTTTAAGCATTCAAACATCATCTAATGAATATTATCACCTTGGCATGTCAACCGAACCAATAATGGCTTGGATCGGTGGGACCAAGGGTGTAAAAATGGGCAGTTCGGAATTGGTGATTGCACAAGATCAATGGGCATACACTACCGAGGGAGACGATACGCTAACCATTTATACAACAACGGCAGCAGATACAAATGATATAGAAGTAGGACAAAGAGCATTGGGTATCGACATAAACGCACAGTCTTATATAGCAATAGAATATATGAAAATTAAAAGGGCGAATGGTGATGGCATACAGCAAGAGGGCGACGGAGATAATGTAATAAGTATTAGTTATGTAGACGTTGAAAACTCTGGCAACAACGGGATGTTTTTTGATGAAACTGACTCGCTTATAATAGAATATTGTAACGTTGATACATCTATTAATAATGCTCTTGCTTTATGGGGGAGTGCCGCAAACGCACTTTCAAATACAATAGTTAGATACTGTTCTTTAACGGTGGTAGATCAAAACGATGGGATTTCACTTCATAAAGACGCTGGATTAAACAATGCTGGGGATAATCACCTTTTTTCAAATAATTATACGAGCGGATGTTCCGAGGAGGGAATTGATATAACCACCGGGAGTAATATTATAATAGAATTCAATGAATCTAACGGAGATACCGCCGCAGGGATCGTACTTGACAATGCAATAATTACAGGAACGATTGTAAGGTTTAACTGGATTCGTAATTCTCAAGACGACGGATTGAAAATAGCAAATGCACAGTCGCCCTTAATTTATTATAATAGAATTGAAAACTCAGCAGCTTATAGCGTAGACATAACTGGAAATTCCGATCAGGTAAAATTATATAATAATATTTTTTATCAAACTTCTTCGAGTTTACATCTTCGCATAGGGGGAGCCGATGTTGATACAGTAGAAGCAAAAAACAATATATTTTACCAAGCCGATGAAGGACAAAATTTTATTGGGTTTAGTGGAGGAGCTGAAATCACTAATGTCCCAATGTTTTTTGATTATAATCAGTATTACAGAACTGATGATGATGACACACAATCTTTATGGGCTGGGGTTGATTTTTCTGATTGGCAAGACAGTACAATGGATGCAAGTGGGGCATTTGGAGACCCTCTGTTTACAAATGTTGGAACTGATTTTAATTTGGAAAATAGTTCGCCCTGCATTGATGCTGGGACTGATGTGGATTTGACATCGGATTATGCAGGCAATCCCGTCCCAGTACACAGCATAGAAGATATGGGTGCTTATGAATTTCAAGAGGTTTATCCCAGTACACAGGCAACCAGTATAACTTTCTCAAATGTTGAAACAACCACATTAACAGTCGGCTGGACAAGGGGCGATGGTGACAGCGTACTTGTTGTTGTCAAGTCTGGAAGTGGACCTACCAATCCAACTGATCACACCGTATATACAGCCAATTCTGTTTTTGGTAGCGGTGAAGATGTGGGGAGTTCTTCTTATGCTTCTTATAATGCACAAGGTACAAGTCTTAATATTACAGGGTTGACCGCTGAGACTACTTATTATTTTGAAGTAAGCGAATATGATACAACGGGACCGGGGTT